CAATTTATCTAACTTGACTTCCAAATCAGTTGTATCAACTTTACCACCAACATCTGCTACTCTTGACTTTAATTCCTCTTCATGTTCAGTAACTTCTCTTTCGTCTACTGTATTAAAGCCAAAATCAAAATCATCTGCATAATCCTCAACATCAAACTCATTTGCCATTTTACGTCTCCTAATTTTATGAAGCAAAGGCCTGGCCGTCGCGATAATGCCAGTTTTACCCAACAGAAAACTAATGCGACGACCAACCTTTGCACGCTGGATGGGCTAGAGACCTCACCAGGTATACTAATATTAACTCATTTGAATTACTTGTGGTTCTTTCATCATAAGATTGATTAATCTATCTATATAGAAGTCCATCTCATCAATTGATTTTTTAAAAACTTGTACTTCAAATCTGTCTCTTACTGCTATAAGTATAACAATCTGCTCTGGTAGTGCACCAGTCATCTCAAAGAATGCAGCTGTATAGAAAAATGCTTGTGTATAATAATCCTCTATCCATTCTTCTCTCTTCGGCTTTCTGGATGTTTTAAAATCAATAACAGATAATTTACCATTATACTCTGCTACGCAATCAGTAGTTCCGGCAACTCTTAGTTTATCACTATACAATGGAATTTCTAATCCTACTATATTATCAATGTTCCCAAGTAAGAATCTTAGTCTATTAAAAACACTAACAGCTTCTTTATCTTCACATTTCAATTCATAATTATAAAGATACTTCTCACATAAATCATGTACAGTAGTTCCTAGTGCTGCTGCTTCTTTTGAGATTCTATTAGCTTCTTCATTACCAATTTTCTCTCTCCATGCATCTAAACTTGGTTTAGGTTGACTACCTAAAATAGAAGTAATAGACGGATAATGATTTCCTTCTGGTGTTACATATACTCTTTTACCGTCTACTGTCCTTCTTTCTGGTACCAATAGATCATCAATATCATCTACATGAGTAAATTTCTTTTTCAATCTCGTACCTCAATTGGTGATCCAGGATGAACCTTTTTGATATGTCTTAACCTTTCATTAAAATCTCTAGTAGGTTTTGGTAAACCTTTTGTCATTTCAAGTAACATAGAATCACATAACATAGGAGCTCCACCAATTAGTCGAGTAATATCTCCAGTCTTTTGACAAGAAGGACATGGTTCATTTACAGGTTTATCATACTCAGAAATATTTTTTAATTCTTCAAATTCATGCGAACATCCACTACACTCATAACTATAAATTGGCATTAAATACTTACTCCTAAAGGAATTTCAAATTTTGATAATCTATTCTTCCACTTCCAAAACGATTGACCATGATTTGAAGTATATAGATTCATCCACTGCCATTGATGAACCATCTCATGTGCTAACGTATATAGAAACTCATTCTTATTTATAAAACGATCTGAAATGGATAATTCTCCATATATACTTCCATTATTATCTTCATGTGAAATATGTTCTGCGTGACAACCTTGTTTTCGTTTTATATCTATAGTATAAAATGGATAAATTTTATTATTAAATATCTCTTCATTCATTATATTGAACCATCTAGTTATTAGATGTTTAGTAACAAAAAATAATCTCTCATCATTTTGTTCTTTATAAGCCAGATTTAAATTTGTTTCATAACTACGGATTTCTTGAGTAACAGGATTTTCTTTTGAAATATACATCACATCTCCAAGTTTATGCTGAAGTAGGTATTCCACTTTTACTAGGTCTTCCACTTTTACTCCGACTTACTACCGTCGATTTATTTTTTGAAACTCCACCACCAGAAGGTATTTTATTTGCTGTAAAATCTCGTCCGACAATTGTATAATCACAAGATATTTTATTACCAAACAAATCAGCCTTATATAAAGATTTATCCCACAATAACTTTATTGGTGTAGTTGTCACATCAGCGACTTCCAATACAATATGTTTTCCTTTAACTGCTTCTACAACAACAGCATCATATTGTTTAGCTTTCTTTTTTCCTGATGGTATATACTCAATGGTAGTTTTTAAATTTGAATTGATCATACGTTTTACACCTCTCTATATAAATCTGGAAACACTTCTAATACTAACTTCTCTGTTAATCCTTTTACTTTTAAATTTTTCTTTAACATTTGAGCAAAGATAATTGATTCACCTTTGTTCATAGATTCTAACACTTGAACTAGAATCTGTTTCATTCTTTCAGGTGTTACTCCTGCACCTTTCGGATGACCTTCTGCAAATATAGTACATCTAGGAATCTCTTGAAACAAATTTGATGGATTCAATCCTATTGGTGCCGCATCTGGTTCATAATCAGGTGCTTGAATCTTCCATTGGATATTAGGATCAAATGTTCCCTGTAAAACAGCTCTTAGTGTATCATTAGTCTTATTATCATTTAAAAATGCCAACTTTTCTTTTCTTGATTTCAAACCTTCAAACTCTTCAAACAATTCTACAATATATTTTATCATTTTGTAAAGTCTCCCATATTTTCCATTAAGTATTTCAAACGATGTTTAATAAAATAATTCATTAACTGACCACGTTGGTGATTCTTTTCTTCATTGTATTGATCTAATATAGTATCATTAATTTCTTTAGGGATACAATTAAAATCAATCAAAGTTTTATTCCTATCCCAACCACGTTTCAAGTCTTCGTCAAAATCATTCGGATCCATCTCAGACCAAATAGCTACTTTCTTTTTTGAAATAGCCTTTTGACGTACACCTTCTACCAGACAATTATCTGCTGATAATGCATTGGGAATACCATCACCTTTATCTCCTCTGATAGTATGTTCTATCAAGTATTTATAAGGGTCATCGCCGCGTACTATTTTTTGTTTCAATGGACTATACTGTTTAACCCATTTATGTTTATGTAATTGAGTAAAATCCTTATCACTTGACACAATCAAACTAGGTTCATTAAATGATCTAGCCAAAACAGCAATAACATCATCCCCTTCTGCATGTGCTACTCTAATTACTTTATATGGAAAGAAGGTATCTAATTCAACGATGATCCTACTTATTGTATCAAATAAAGCACTCCAGTCCATACCAGTTTCTGTTTTCTGTTTTTCTCTTGCTTTCTTTCTATGAGCCTTATAGAATGGAAAAACATCTTTTCTCCAACTAGAATGAAAATCCGTACAAATAACAATCTCACCATATTTAGTCTTATGTTTATTCCTATAAGAACGAATACTATTTAACACTAAATGTCGAATAAAGTCTTCACCAAATCTCTCTTCATCTGGTACTTTATGAGCCACCATAATAGAGCCAATAATTACATTACTAAAATCAATCAATATCATTTAATTACCCCTTCAATTTTTTACTAGACGGTTGTTTAGGTGCTTCTGGAATACCTCCTAATTCTCTAATACTAGTAATAGAGTCTAAACGAAAACTTCTCCATCCACCTTTTTCAACATCCCATACTGGAATTACATCTTCATTCATAGCACGTTCATTTGTATTTTTAACTTCCTCTGTAAGATTAACAGTAAATGATTTATGGAGTGAACATTTCATTACTCGCTCTTCACCATTTGTTTTCGTAAAAGTAACCTCCATTAATCCTGCTTGTAAAGTTTCAATAATTTGATCTCTAGTCATCATTTGTTTTCCTCCTCATTAAAAAATGTATCTTCCTTAATTCCCGAACCCTCATCTAAATGTTCTGGAAAAGGTTTTGAAATTTCTTCCTTATCAGCAAACTGTTCACCGAAAGTATTCTTTAAATAAATTGTACCATCAACAACACTATTTTTTACATCAGACATATCACCAACTAGTATGTCTACATTCTTTTTATTATGAATCAATAAAGAACATAACATTAATACTAGAATACCAATAATAATATTTTTAAACATTAGTATACTCCTAATAATATAGTTTGGGCATTAATTCTACCCGTCAATTGTTGCTCTGTAGTTTTCATATCATTCAACTGCTTTTTCAAAGATCCTTTAGTTAACTTATTTACTACATCTTGTGGTTTTCTAGCAGTCTTTTGTACTGATTCACTTTCATCAAAATGTTGTATAGTAGAACCCTTAACAGATAGTCCTCTATTTGAGTTAACTGCACGATATACACCCAACTTATTGTATTTCGTATTATACACCCACAACTCCTTAGCCCCGATAATCTTCTCCGAGTTAATACTTACTAATTTAAGATCCGAAAATTCTATTTGATACTTTAATGTCTTTACAAGTCTTGTTGCTGATAATGTTTTCTTTTTACGTGGTTTTCTTTGAGCAGTTGAGTTCTTTATAATACGATCTAAATCATCAATAATCACACCATATAAGTCCATCATTAACTTATGATATTTAGGTTTCAAGTGACTCCACGCCTCAATATAATATTCATCGTCATTATTATATACGTCAACTAGTTCATTAAAACAGTCAACATAAAAAGGCCTCAATTTTCGTGCATGTGCAGCTTTACAACCAATTTCTTGCATGTGTTTATAACAATCATATTTCATTTTATAATTACTATTTATGAAGTCATCCACCCGACCTTCAATCTCTCCAATAAAATCTTCTACCTTACCCTGTAATCGTTCTTGAATACTAATTACTGGTTTAGATGATTTTTTGTCCTCTTTTTTTACGACAGGTTTACCCAAATCGGGCATACTTGGATCAATTAGTGTACCATCAATAAGTTTAACTGCTCTTGTTACACCATCATAACATCTCATAATATCATATTGAACTTCACTCATCATTTATCTCCATTTTAATATGTAATACGAATTAACCCAACTATTGCAATTAAAAACCCTAATACATTAATTGACAAAATATTAACATTCTTTCTTTTTATAGACGAAACCATAATTAGACCTGAACCCATTAATTGAAATATAAAAATATATAATATTACGGTTTCATTTCCCATAATAGCTATATATAATGATAGACAAATAAAACATAATGAACCCAAAGCTTCAAATATAAAAGTAACAGGATCTCTTTTCAAATCATCTACTAACCAATTAATCATAAGACCTCAATTATTTGAAACCACCATTTGAAAGTCTGGTGTAGTAATAATCCATTCTGGATACTCTACTTTTGCCATTTCTTTATTATAGGCTTCTTCTGGTGTCAACTTATCATCTTCTTCATTTAAAGAATCTAACCAAGCATCATACTCCTCATGATTTAGATTTAATTCCTGATCATCACTATCAAAAAATTCATCCATATCATCGTCAAATTTCTTCCAAATACTCATATGTATTCTCCTTATTAATCATTTAATATACTACTATCCTACAGGACCTCAGTACAATAGTCAAGGAAAAACGGGAGCTATACGTCCTTTGTATACAATGACTTGGCCGATTGTCTGTAAGTACTTGTTTTTAAACGATTTATAAACCCTTTGTTTGCTTGAGGTTAAGTCCTATACACCTTTCCACTTGATTTCAAGTTCTTTTTTATAACAATTAAAGAAATGCTTCATATCACAAAACCAGTATTTTTTATATCTAAGTCCATTAATACAATCATTCGGGTTAGGGTTTCTTACACTTCTTCCAGTAAACCCTAACGGTAATGGAGTTACTTTTTCAGTTAAATGTCGTGGATTAAAAAGAACAAACTGACCTTTTCTAGTTATCTTAATAAACAATAACCACACATCTTCATCTGCTGTAATATCATGCTCTACCTGTTCTATCCACGAATCTAAAAGTGCTATAGTATTATTTCCTATTAACTGATGAAATGGAAAATCTGCATAGTTCTTACACTCAGCTAAAAAATATGGATAATCATTCGGTGGTATGATATCACCTCTTGATAATTTTATCTGCTCAGTTGAAAGCGTTTCTTTTCTAAATTGGTTAGAACCACCTATAAAAGCACCAGAACCTGGTACTCTGATAAAAGACTCATCATATAATTCAGAAAGAAATAAACAAACATCACGTTCCCAACTTTTACCTTTTGTTTTTGACTTACTACTCATTCATCCTCATCTTCATCAAATTCATCATTTTTAACATGTACTGGTGAACTACAAAAAATACAAAACTTTGGTGTTGGCATATCCTCCTCTACTTCCATACAAAAGTTGTGACCACAAGAGTCACAATAAAATCTTTGATCTGGAAATTCCTCTTCGTCTTCATACTCGTCCATATCTTCTCCTCTATTTAATGTCTACAAGATCCACAACCTCACATTTATCACCTGAACAAGCATAAGATTGTGAACCTGTTGTAGTATCTTCTAATTCAAGTTTAGATAATTCTGACCAATTAATTTTTTTAGGCATACTCTTCAACATCTCTTTATACTCTTCTTCAGTACAATCTTGATATGGTGCTTGGCGATAGTTATGATCTGCATATGGTAAAAAAGAAATACCAGAAATCATATCAAAGTTTTTATAAACCCATGCACCAACTTCAATCCATTCTTCATCTTTAACTGTGATAGTAACAGAAGGTTTATGCTCACACCAATGTTCTTGATACAACTTCCAGAAATTTAATTGCTCCAAAGCAGTTTTATCTTTTCGACAAATAGCCTTCTTATCACTTTTAAATGGAAATGAAAACACCCATGTATGTTCTGGTTTAGTTATATCCTCTTCATGAGGTATTTCTTTTTCAACCATAAATTGACAAATAGGGTCTTTCTTATCTCCTCGTACAGTTCTAATATAATATGGTGCGTGTCTTGCATGAATACCAGAAGATGCATCAACCAATTGTGATACTGTACCTGATGGTTTGACACAAGTAATAGCTGCAGAAGGATTAATTTCAAGTTGTTTTGCAATCTTCTTATTTGTTTCAATTGCAATAGTCTTCATACAATTTAGAAGAGCTGGAAGTTTATCTTTAGTTCCATTAGTATATGCATTATCCATAATACCAGTTAAAGATACACCAAGTAATGCTTCTTCTTCACAATTTGTTTTCCAATCTTTTGCCAAATAACGAAAATCAGTTAATGTTGCTTGCCATGTACCAAGTATAGTAGCAAGACGAACTTTCTCTTTAAGAGTAGTAGGAGTATCATCTGATCTAACTACAACCTCAGTTAAATTACAAAACTCTTTGTCTCTTAGTATAATCTCGGAACAAGGGTTAGTACCAAAACTATGATTAGGATCTCTACGATCACCAAGTTTCTCAACTTGTTTTTTCGCAGCCATTCTATTAAAGATTCCACGTTCCCCCGATTTAGATTCAATTAAGGACATCCATTCTTTTAAAAATATATTAACATCTGGCTTCTCTGTATACACAACAGAGTTATTAGACAAAGCTCGTTGAGTATTATCCATCCACCATTGACCAGACTTTGCTTTTCTCATTCGTTCATCTGTAAGATTTGAAAGAGAAATCAATGCTGATCTACGAACACCACCAACGACAACAATCTCTGCTATTTTACACATTATATCATGACACTCAATTGAATTTAGTTTTCTTCCATTTGAATGTTTAAATGTATTAATAGTAAAACGAAAAAGATTATCCAACGGTTCTGGACCAGAAGAAC